CTACAGCTTTGCCAAGACTTGAGCTTGGAGGCAGATATTGCCGGTGGAACAGCGGTGCCGACTACTGTCTCAAGCCAGACAGGCGAGCTGAACCGGCTTGTTACTTGGGTTAAAGATGCCTATATAGACATCCAAAACCGACACCAGTGGCGGTGGCTCAAGCGTGAGTTTGAGATCACCACCACCTCCGGCGTCGACACCTACGCTTACAGCGACACCGCTTCGGTTCAGGACACGACCGATGCTGATGCTGATATCACCAGATTCTATTCTTGGTATTTGCAAGACCCGACTGATCCCCCAAGGATCCATTTGGATTCTGCTGGGGTAGGCGCCCAGACTTTTATGACGTCTACTGACTGGCCAAACTTCAGGTTGCTGTATCGAATAGGAACGCAGGTTGATGCTGCTCCAAATTTCATCGCTGTAGATCCCCAGAACAAAATCGTGATTGGCCCCGGGCCAAATGATGTCTATAAGATCCGAGGCCAATATATAAGAGGCCCTCAGGTGTTGACTGACGACGAAGACATTCCAGAGATGCCTAGCCAGTATCACAAGCTCATTGTTTACAAGGCGCTGGAAAAATACGGTTGGTTTGAATCGGCCACTGAGGTTATCCAAAGGGCTCAGAAGGAGGGCAGCCGAATGATGCGCCAACTTGAGAATAACCAACACCCTCGAATGAGGGTATCAGGCCCGATGGCATAATGAGGCAGCGACAGCCCGTACCAGCCCCGAAGTTTTCTTATCTGGCTTTTAGAGGGGGTCTTGATGAGGTCACTCCTCCATGGGAAGCGGACCCGGGCACTTTAAGAGAGGCCCAGAATTACGAGATGTCGCTCAATGGCGGCTATAAAGACATTCTTGGGTACGAGCGAAAAGACGGGCGCCCAGCGCCTTCTGCTGCTACCTACGCAATTCTTAATGTCACCATCACCGGTGAGTTTTCGGTAGGCGACACCATCACCGGGCAGAACAATTCCTATACTGCAGAAGTGCTGGCGGTGGTTACCAGCACGACCCCCAATTATCTGGTGATTACCAAGACTGAAGGCCCATTCGAGGCCGCAGAAAGCCTCGAGGTCAGCGCCACCGCAGAGGGAACGGCAATTTCCCCGCAACTTGTCGGAGGTGCCAGCAGCCCTCTCCTTCATGCCCAGTACACGAACTTTGCTGCCGACAACTATCGCGCCGACATATTGGCTGTCCCGGGATCTGGTTCGGTTCTGGGGGTGGCTACGCTCAACGATATTGTTTATGCGTTTCGAAATAATGCCGGGGATACGGCTGCAGACATGTACAAGTCGACTGCCGCCGGGTGGGTTCAGGTGCCTCTGGGGCAGGAGCTACCGTTTACCCAAGGCAACGAACCTCGAATACAAGATGGGGACACGATTAGGGGTGTTACGTCCAATACCAGCGCGGTCGTAGGAAGAGTTTCGCTTGAATCTGGATCATGGGAAGGTGGCGATGCCGCTGGCCGGTTAATACTAACGAGCCAGACAGGCACCTTTATTGCAGAAGAAATCAAGCTGTTGGGCCTTGTGGGCGGCCAGACGTCGGGGCTCTATGAGATTAATGGCTACCCTGCAGGCCTAGCCTATAGCGGGGAAGAGATAACCCCTCACCCGTATTCTATGGAAGCGAGGCCCGGTAATTACGTTTATTTTGGGGGGCAGGTAATCTTTCCCCAGCTGATCGAGGGTGTGGCGAGAATAACTGGAGACAGCACGGCTATAACCTTGGTCAAGGATGGGTCGTACCGATTCCACAATTCCAACCTCGGGACAGAGGTGAGAATGTATGGCTGTGATGGGGTAAACCGCGGGTTTGAATTTGATGGGGCAGTGTTCGCTCCGATCGCGTCAGGGATGGAGACTGATGCGCCTGACCACGTTATCGTTCATAACAATCACCTTTTCTACTCTTTTGGCAATTCTGTTCAGCATTCGGCGCTTGGCGAAGCATTTAACTGGGAGCCTATTCTTGGGGCCTCAGAGATCAACGCTGAAGACATTGTTACTGGTTTCGCGCTCCAGCCGGGAGACTCTGGCGACTCCGCTCTGCTTATTTTCAGCGAGAATGTAGCGCACATCCTGTACGGGAACACCACGCTTGACTGGAATTTGGTGGAGTACCGAGAGGAAATCGGCGGTTATGAAAACTCTGTCCAAGTGCTGGACGATACCTACTTCATGGGGCAGAGAGGCCTGACCTCAATGAAGACCTCTCAGAAGTTCGGTAATTTCGTGTCAGCCTCAATTTCTGACAGGGTCAGGGACTCTATCAACGTCAAGAAAACCCAGATCGTCGCGTCCTGCATTTCCAGAAACAAGAACCAGTACCGCATATTCTTTGATGATAAAAGCTCTTACTACGTCACCATTCTGAACGGGAAGGTGATCGGGATCATGCCCATTATTTTTGACCATCAACCGGTGTGCGTGGCGTCAGACGAAACTTTGGCGGGCAGCGAGACGCTGTTATTTGGCGGCGATGACGGCTATGTCTACGAGATGGAGAAAGGCACCTCCTTCGATGGAAATCCGATCGAGGCGGCGATGATATTCCAGTTCAACCACCTCGGGAGCCCTCGGCTGAAGAAGAAGTGGAAAAGTGCCGCTTTGGAGATTTCAGGTGATGGCTATGGCCAGTTCTACTTTGCTTACGACCTTGGCTACGGTAACGCATCAGAGATGCCTCAGCCCAGCTCTACGGCGAACTTGGTGGATGCTGAATTCGCCGTGTCCCGCTGGGACGAAATGGTTTGGGACGCTTTTACGTGGGATGGTGTAACATTAGAGCCATCCAATTTAAGGCTCAGTGGTTCGGCTGAAAATATCTCCATGATTATTAGAAAAAACTCTGATTTTATGGAACCATTAGAATATTCGGGAGCGTTTATACGCTACCTGCCAAGACGATACTTGAGGTAATAGAATGACAGCTCCTTGGTATGCACCGTCAGGGGATCCTGCGACAAGCTCGAGCGGGTCTTCCGCTGTAATTAGGGCGGAGTTTATCGCGATTGAAACCGCGATGGATAAGCTCCCCCCGTTAACTGCGAACGGCTTCTATCAGGTGAATGGTGCAGGCACAGGAACGCTGGCCATCACGCAGGTCACTTTCCCAGACGACATCGACTTCAACAACTCAGATCCTGAGATAAGGGGCGCCGACACAGCTGGGACTATAAGGTTAACCGCAGGCACCACGAATATCCTTGGCGGATCGATCCTCCTCTACGGAGACACTCACGCCACCCAGCCAGATGATATCGAATTCTATGGGTCTGCTGCGCTGGCAATGCAATACGATGATTCGGGCGGCCTCTTTGACTTCCAAGCCAACAATATCACCACGACAGGGCTGATCACAGGCGGAACCTTGAAGCTCGGGCCGGGTGAAACGATCACGGATATAGAGGCCTCAGTTACAACGTCGGCAGATAAGGCTGTAACGTCTGGCGGGGTAAAAACATATGTCGATACCCAAGTGGCAAGCGGCGGTCAATCAACAGGAAAAATCATGTTCTTCGGACTGATGGGATAAATTATGGCGGTTAACATAGGTGGCGCGAGCCTCACAGCGGCAACGCCGGTCGATCTTATAACGGCTGGGTCAAGTGGTTGGACTGGGGTTGTGTATTTTGAAAACACGGCGGCTACTGCGGCGGTAATAGAGCTTGGCCGAGGCAGTGTAACAACTGTCATTTTGGCGGCACAGAAATACTTAGATGGGCAAACCATCGCGGCTGGAGCCAAAGGTTCTTTCGGGCCGATTGTTCTTGACGGGACAACGGAAAAATTTCTGGTTGTGGAAAGTGACACGACCGGGGTGGTGGTAACAGCAGACGGACACGACGAATAATGCCGGGACTTACTTTAGAAACGATTGATTCGAGCATTGCCCAACGGCAGATTGTTTTTACCCAGACGGGCACGTTCACTCCCCCATACAAATGTACCGCGCTTGTTACAGTGATCGGCGGGGGTGGTAGCGGCGGGGCTTCTGCCGCCAATACAGGTACAGGTACTGCTGCTGCTTCTGGTGGAGGTGCGGGAGGTATGTGCGTCAGTCTTTTGACACTAAGCCCAGACGTTACCTATACACCGACGATTGGCGCGGGTGGCGCGGCTGTTCAAGAAACAACCGTTCAACAAACGAATAACGGGATTGTTGGGAGTGCTTCTACTTTCGCGGGGTCTGATATTACCACCATGTCTGCCAGCGGTGGAGCCAGAGGACGGGGAGCGATTAGCGGGACGATTTCTACTGCTGCTGTTCCCACGCTTGGCACTTCAACGACAGGCGGCAATATTGCTAACGTCGAAGGCGGGTTGAGTGGGTCAGCGACTTCGGGCAGCGGCAACACATCGGCGGTTTCCACCGGCGGGGGTGCGGTTTCTATCTTCGGTACAGCCTTTTCTTCTGGTGCTGCGACAGACCCCGGCTCCTCTAAAGGTGCTGCTACTGGCGGTGCTGGTGTTAACGGCAAGAGCGGGGACAATGGAACGGGAAATATAGGAACGTCTGGCGGGGGAGTGTTTGGTGCATCCGACGATGATACTTCAACACAGGGTATTTCCGGGCTTGGTGGTGGCTTTGGAGGTACTAGCGGTGTTAACTCAGGCGGTTCTAGCATCCTTTCGATCTTCAACCTACTGGGCACTTACCCCGGCAACGGAGGTGCGGGTACAACAGCGTCAAACGGCACAGGCGGGAGTCTGTTTGGCGGTGGTGGTTCTGTAGCATTCACAGGCACGAATGTTAGAACCGCAGGGGCTGGAGGGGTCGGCGGCGGCGGCGGCGGGATATCAAACACTAGTTGCGCTACCACCGATATCACTTCTGGTGCAGGAGGTGATGGGCTCATCATTATCGAGATACTGGGAGCAATTATCTAATGGCAAAGTACAGGATTATTGCAACGGAACAAGTGATCGTGGCTGATGCCGCGCACATGAGAGATAACTTCGCGGTTGAGGAATACGAGCTGGTCGCACCTACTGATGCAGAACTTGCAATGGCGGCACGTGCGTGGCGAGATCAGGAACTAAAGGACACTGACGATATCGCCAGAACACCAGACCGCCCAGACCTTGCGGCTTATAACGCATACCGAACAGAACTAAGAGACTGGCCCGAAGACCCCAGTTTCCCGGACACTAAACCAACACAGCCGTAGGGTGTAGAATGCCAGAAGAGGGGAATGATCAGGCCGTTTTCGAGTACGCGGCTAGATGCAATATTCTGAGGCAGCAAAGAAATGCCGCTTTAGATGAAGTCGTAGAATTGAACGTGCGGCTCGCGTTGGCGGCCCAGCACATAACTAAACTGGAAAAAGAACTGGAAGATGGCGGCACTACCGACTGAACCAAATGTATACGAATCTACAGCTGCAGATGATGCTAACGTCTCAACTTACGATGCGTCGGAAAGCACCCTTGAGTACGATACTGATACAGTAGAGGGCAGGGTTGAAGGCTTGATTGCCAAAAACTCTGCGCCCATGCGACAAAATGCGGCCCGGTCTAAGCAGGCGATGGAAGGCAGGGGGCTGCTTAACTCAAGCATGGCTGTTGGCGCTGGGCAGGCCGCTCTATACGACTACGCCCTTCCGATCGCGTCTCAGGATGCAAACGCATCTATACAAAACAAACAATTCAACGTCGGGGAAAAGAACCTTGCCAGCCAGTTTAACTCGGGCGAAGAGAACAAGTTTGGCCTTCTCGACATTCAAGGAAAGCAAAGCCTTGAGCAGATAGGCGCCTCCGGTCTGGAAACCAGACAGAACTTGGAGGCTCAAGGAGCTATCGACCTTGCGCTGATGGAAAGAAAAAATGAGCTTGATCAGATCCTTATCACGGCCACTGGCGATGAGGCTATCAGGGCTATCCAAGAGCAAGGCATGATCGACATGGAGCTGCAGATCTCTGCCAACCAAAACAACATCGATCTTCAGGGTATGTCCAATGAAAACGCCCAAGCTTTGGCGGTGCTCAACAACGAGTATCAGATTCTCCTTCAGGGCAGCAGAGATGCGATGCTCGTTTACACGAATCATATGAGTAACGTAACCGACATTCTGAACAATGGAGACCTCACGCCTGAGGCGAAGGATGTGCTTGTTGCTGCCGAGATGGATCTGTTGAGAGGCGGTCTGGATCTTCTTGGAGGGATAACGAATATAGACTGGGGCGATTACTTTGGCTACGACCCTAACCCAATAACCCCAACAACCCCAACACCCCCAACAACGCCGGGAACAGGGGAGGTGAGCGCAGATACTTACTTGGCTTCCATGCCTGCCACCATCAGCGATCCAGACGGAAGGATGTTTTCCGGGGATGATCAAGTTGCTTTAGTAAAGGCTGGCTACAACTGGGATTCAGCGACCGGCATTTGGACAAAGGGGTAGATTATGTCTCGATTAGCAGGATTTAAATCAAACTCCGGGGCCGGC